ATAGATGCCATCAATAGATTTTCATACTCCAAATCATATTGAAGTATGCTTGCTACTTGATCTCCTATATCATTTACCTCAACCAAAAGAAAAGAATTATTATAACCTTTCGCTACATTATGAACAATGTTTGGAAATAACATAGGTTTGATTTCGTTATTTCGATACTTAGCAACCACTTTGTATGGAAACTCTGTGATATCAAAAACTATAAATGCCGAATAATCATTTCCTAATCCACGAGCAACGTCTACAGTCATCATATAATTATGTTCTGGTTTTGCCTCCTCGTAGATATCTAAACCAGCGTTTCTTTTTACAGGTGAATCGTATATTAAGTTTCTAAGTTTACTAGGTGCGATTAAAGTATTAACTGATCCTAAGAACTCACATTCAAACTCAACCTTAAATTGTTGTTCTGAAGTGTTTGCAATGGTTTGTGCTTTCCAGTGTTCATCCCGACCAGGAACCTCTGACCAATGAACCTCTGTTGGAATATAACCATTTGTCCCCCTCTCTGCATCATGCCACATACGGTAGAAATGGTTCATACCTCTTGGTGTTGATACAATTATAACTTTAGTGCTAGTTCCTGAAGAAATTGTAGGATATACAGATGCGAAGAAATCATCGGCAACATGATTTGGGACAAAAGCAAATTCATCCAAGAATAATATATTAAAAGACATACCTCGAACAGCAGATGCTGATGTAGATGCTGCTAATATTTTTGATCCGTTGTCTAATTCTAATGATCCTTTATTCCATGCAATTATACCCTGTTGCATCCATTTTGGTAAATTCTCATACGCAGTCTGCAATCGACCAAGTAGATCCATCGCAATCTTTGCCTTGTTCGCAAGGATGCCTATATTAATACTGTCATTGAATATCGCATAGTGTAGAAGATAAGATACCACAGTAGTAGATTTACCAGTCTGTCTTGGCATCTTGCAGATATTAAACCTGTTTTCATGGAAGTTCCTCACAAGTTTTTCTTGAAAAGGATATAGATCGAAAGGAACTAAACCCTCATCAAGTGATACTATCTTTATATATTTTTTTGCGAAGTAAACAGGATCATCCTTACACTTTAAGAACTCAATTATATTCTCTTCAGAGAACTCAATCGGTGTATTTGCTTTCTTTAAATTTGGATTACCAAGATATACATTATCAGACATAACAATCAATCCTTAGTTTTCTTTTTCATCGAGTTGATGAATTTTCGATAGACTGCTGCTTCAGAGGTTTTACCCATTTCTCTTGCTCTTTGCTCCATAGCAACTGCTGCTTGAATTTTATGAGCGTGTGATCTACTTGATTTCCTAATCTTTGCGACAGACGCTTTCGCAGTAGCGACATCCTTAAAACCAAGTCCATGAATAGTTCCTTTAGGATTTTCATCTGTGTATAAGTCTGAGTGTTTCTTTGAGTTAGCAGGTTGTCCTTTCTTTCGAGGAATGCGAGGATTACTTTCTTCTCCTACGTATTTTAAATTAAGAAGAGCATTTTTGTTTCTTTTTTTAGCATCTGCTAACTTTAACATCGCTAACATTACAGGAGACATAACAACTTTTTTCTTCTCCTCTTTCATATCATCTTTGCTATCAAGATAATCTGCAGCGGTATCTAAGTAATCTGATGCCTTTGTAATCTTAGATTGAACCCATGCTTTAAAGTTATCTTTCTTCAAAGTATGACTCTTGATTCTCTTTGATGCTCTCTTTGCAGTTTTTAACTGATTACGAATCATCTCTGGTTCGTGATCCTTTTTCTTTTCTTCTTCCATCGCTTGTTTACGGATGGTTGCAAAGTATACTTTCTCACCCTCTTCTTTACCATATTGTTTCTGCATACTCTTTTTCATATCAGACTTATCATACTTCTTCTTCAATCTATCATCTTTTCTTTTTTCCTTTTCAGTCATTTTTCTCTCAACAATATCACCCTCTGGTTCATATTGTGCTTTATCTAAATCAGGGTATAAGGGTGGTTTACCGTCAAATTTCTTTTTAATTTTTTTACCACCAGTTAATCTTTTTATTAAAGCATCTAAATTTACAGTACCATCATTACTGTATTGCTTACTCATCGCTAAGGGTAATGCCTCACCCACATTTCTGTAATCAACGGGTGTTTTTTCATTTGGACCTTTTGAATGATCTTTCTTATTTCCTGAACCAAATATCGTTGTATTGCCTGACTTAATTCTATTGCCCATCTCTGTAATATGAGTTCCTGCCCAAACTCCTTTACCGTTCAATCTTGGTCTCATGTGATCAGATCCGATAATATCAACTACCACTGCAGTTGTATCACCATCTGAATTTTGTATCTCTACACTCTCTCCTACTCCACCCCCTGAGCCATTACCACCACCATTACCACCAGAGCCACCGTTACCATTTCCAGAACCATTCCCGCCATTCCCATTTGACTTAGAGTTTCCGTTACCGTTGCCATTACCATTCTTTTTGGAGTCCTCCGTTTCATCTTCTCTCTCACGACGAAGATATCCACCAAGACCAATACGATATCCTTTTGGAATTGGTTTGCATTTGCTATCTTTGTAACAATAGTAGTGCCCTTTCTTACACTTCTTCATCGTAGCGATTATTTTTCTTCTTTATTATTTAGAAACCCTTTCTTTAGCATTTTTGAGAGTTCGGAGGTAGACCCTACAAAAAGGGCATTATTCGTGACATTATTTGTTTTTGTAGGACTATCTTCATTCACATCTTTGATTTTCTTCTGAAGATCCATTAACTTATCTGTTGTATCAGCAACTGATTTTATCAATTGACCAGCAACTTCATATGCTCTTGGACTTGCACTTTCACCCGCAACCTCCATGATACCATTTATTGCCTCTTGTCCTTTTTCAATTATGGAATATAAATTAGCACGAGTGTATTCATAATCTTTTTCAATTTCATTGATCTTCAATTTTTCTTCTTTTTTTAAGTCATTTTTTTCAGCAGGGACTATTTCACCATCACTGATGTTAAGTGCCTCGTCAATAGATTTAAATTTATCCATTATAAATCAGATTGTCTTGATGGACTTCGATCTCTTGAGTCAGAAATAAATTCAATATTTTCACTAAATCCAAAATCATCACCAGGAACAATTAAAGAATTATCATTACTATCTATAACTCCATCTGAATTGTAGTCTTTTTTAGCGGTAGGAGTTACTGTATATCTCATCTCTCTCCTTGCATTAACAGTATCAGTATTTGCATATTGATCAACAATAACTTTTTTAATAAGACCCTCTGGATTTTCTGCGATAGGTCCATATAGATAAGTTTTTGCTGTAAATTGGAAAGTATAAATTAATGCTCTTCTAGTTGAAAAATCCCCCTCATAGTCATCTTGAAAAGTGACGTTTGTAAGTGTTATTGGTACATCTCTCTTCTCACCTATAGATGATATCAGATCAACGGTGATACTAAATGATGGTTGAAAAAATGGTAAAATTTGCTCTACAACTTGTAAAGCATCATCATTTAATTTTGAAAGTAAACTAAGTTCAAATCCAATATTATAGGGAACTGGAAGAAAAACTTTTTTCAATTTATTCCCATCAACTGCTTTAAATGTTTGTGTTATTCCTGCCTTCCTTGTAGAATCATAAGAAATAGAAGTCATCTCAAAAGACATTCTTGGTAGGGTGATTTGAACAGCTTTATTTAAATCAGTTTGTTGTTCTAATCTTGATATGAATTTTGCAGCAGGACCGTACGCTAGAGGAACTCTCTTAACATCAACAACTGTTCCAGTTGAATCTGTATGTTTAACCTCCATATCGTTAAACAACGTGCCAAAACCAATAATGGTCTTTCTAATTATTTCGTGATAGTAATAAGTACCTAACATTAGTATAATCCGAATGGATTTGATTCAGTAAAATCAAGAATTTGATCTGCCTCTGTTTCAAATTCATAACTCTGATCATATTTATCCCTATCAGTGTTTGCTGTTGAAACTCTTACTGCATATTGTGCACCAGATTCTGCACCAGTTAATATCTCTCCCTCTAAGAATGATCCTGTCTGAATACCAACTCGTAATATTTTGGTATCTAAATCCCAGTTTTTAACTCTAGCCGATGTATTTGACCTATCACCACTTACTAATTCGTTAAAGTTATAATTTGTAGTTCCAACTGATATAATTGAGGGTGATCCAATTGTAACGGATGGTGGTGAGAAGAATCCTGCACCAGCATCTTGTATAAAGATACGTGATATAGTTCCTGTAGAACTAAGTTCAGCACGAAGAGATGCTGGTAGAGCTGGTGATAATGATGGTGTGGTAACAGTTACGTTTGGAATTGTTGAATAACCAACACCTCCATCATTAGTAAGAGTAATGTTAATAATACCTTTTTTAGAATCTGATCTTATTTCAGCGGTGGCAGCAGCACCTACTCCTCCACCACCCGATATGGTAATTGTAGGAGCTAATGTATATCCAGCACCAGCGTTTGTAAGAACAATTTCCTCAATTGAAGTAACATTATTTCTAGTTGTTAATATTCCAACTGCGATTGCATCTGTTCCACCACTTGGTGCTGATGTAATTCCTATAGTTGGTGTGCTTGTAAATCCTGATCCGTCATTATTTAAGTATATTTTTTTAATGTATCCTGTTCCTAAAGTCGTTGTGGCTGTAGCAGTTACACCACTACCAACCATTTGAAGATCAGTGATCGTTCCAAAATCTTCAATTGTGCTATCTATATCTTCAATGCCTGTATTAATTGCTTCATCACCATACTCAAATAATTCACATTGCAATTCATATACATACGTATTTCCTAATTGATAAAATGGTTGTTCATGCTCAACAAATTTTATTTCAAATAATCTATTACCCAATGGGAAAAAAATCAAATCACCCTCACGAGGTCTTAATATAGCAGGACCTATCTCAGATTCATCCTCCATATCCAAAAATGGTGATATGAAATCTTCAAATCTCTCTTTTGATATTACTAACTGTAATTCATCTCTAAGACTTACACCAAACTTAGTTAATACATCTCCTGCTCCACTATATCCATCATAAGTATTAACATACGCCTCCAACTGAAAATTATCATCAAATTTGGATGCCTCTATTTCTCTAAAAATAGTTCCTCTATCGACAAATTTTCTCGGTATGTAAGTCACCTCAACACCATATATTTTCAATTGCTCATTTATAAGAGATTGAAGTAAATTTTGTTCGTTTTGTGATCCTTGTAGGAAAAAGGGATTAAGAGCCATTATCCAATAAAATCTAAAGGTGGAAGTTCATAAGTACTGCTCATTTCTTGTCTTATAATCTCAAGTTCCCTTAAGGCATCATCATATATCTGTCTACCATTCAATTCAATACCTCCAGGTAGTTTAACTCCTTGAAACTTGATTAAATTTTGACCCCACTGTCTTTTTATCAAGGCAGTCAAATATCTTTTCATAAAACTATCATTAAAAAGTTGTGTGTAAGTTGTAGGATCTAAAATTCTATGACAGTCAATAACAATAAAATCACCTGCGTTTAAACCGTTGTAATCTATATCTAAATATAATCTATCTTGCCTCTTGTTGAATCTAACTTGTGCCTCGGTTGTTAACAGGTAATCAATATCCTCAAGATATGATTTAACCATCGCATATTGTAGGAGTTCAACTGAATTAAAATAATACAGATCATTTAAAAATAACTGATATTTGATACTAAACATTCCACCAGATATCGCACTCATATCAAATTTAAATATTTTTTCAATACCAACTACAGTTTCAGGAACTTGAATAAAGTTTGATGTTTCATAAAAATTTGATGTAGTCGTTCCATAACCACTAATATTTGTGGATGTACCTGTGGTCGTTACTATTCCTACACCATCGGTTCCTTGTGCCTTTCCTCTATCAATGTCTCCTTGTGTAA